AGGCAGAGAGCTGGACACCGGCTCCACGGCGTCGGGGATCGTGAGAGCGATTCCGGCCGGGAAGGTGTAGTACTCCCGGTACTGCTGATTGGCGTTCATCAGCTGGTCAGTGTAGTCAACGCTCCCCATCTGCTGGAATGCGATGCTGTCCCACATATCCCCCTGGGTGGTGGTGTACGTGCTCATGTGTAAGCCCTCCTCGCTGCGTCGACGCCGGCCTCCTGCAAGACCTCCAGGATCAGCTCGCGCATATCCTCGTCGTGGGCCGCCAAGATGGCCTCCAGCTCAGCGGCATTTGTGACGCCGGCAAGGTCATACTGGGGCTCGAAGTAGATCACGATGGAGCCGCCCCCGCCGCCCGCCCCGCTCTCTGCGGAGATGGCGTTGCTAGCCTGATAGGAGGCCAGATATGCCATGAGTTGCGGGGCGATTCCGACGGCCTGGATCTCCTCGGCGGAGAAAGCCTCGACACCGGCGCCGGCCATGCCGGACATAGCCTCGGCCACGTCCGGCTGCAGGGCCTCCGTCTCCTGGATATAGCCCGCCCAGGTCATGTCAGCCTTTTCCTCCATAACGCGGGATGGGCTGTGGATGTCCAGCTTTTCGTCAATGGCGTCAATGGCAGCCTGGGCAATGCGGGAATAGGCTGCCTGCACCTGGGGGAGCATCCCCTCGGCGCCGGAGACAAAGCCCTGGATGGTGGCTTTGCCGCTCTCGGCGGCTTCGGTGCCCAGGTCCATGGCCTCGATGTCGGCCGCAAGTTCGGATTGCAGCTCATCCATGGTGGCCGTGAAGTCGGTCTTGAGGTCGGCCACGCTTCCGGCGGCCTCCTCCTGCTCGGCCTTTAAGTCCCGCCAGTTGGATACCATTGCCTCCAACTGCTCGTCGGTAGCTCCTGCCATACCGGCGATAGCGTTCACGCTGTCCTCCGAGCCGTCCGCGAAGCTGGCGATCATCTCGCTTAGCCCCTCGATATCACCGACCCTGTCCGTCAGGGCCTGGAGGTTGGCGTTGTAGTCCTGCCAGTAGGTGACCTGGCTCTCCAAGGCGGAATTGATGCTCCCCGCGCTGGTTGCAACGACCTCTGTGGCCTCGTCCCACAGCTCGTATTGTCCTGATATGCTGTCCAAGGCCGCGTCGTAGGCCTCGGTGTAGGCGGCCACAAGAGTGTTGATTTCTTCCCTGACCCCAGTGACAGTAGACTGGAGCTCCTGCATCTGGGCGGCGGTTTCGGCGGTCACATCTGTATTGGCCGTGCCTGCGGCCGCCATCTGCTCTATCGCCTCGTTCGCCAGCTCCATTTCCTGCTTAGCATCGGCAACGGCCTCGGCATCCTTCTCCATGGCGGTATTGAGGTTTTTTATAATCCTCTCGGCCTGGTTAATTTCGTCGTTGTACCCGTAGACAGCGCCCTGCAAGTCACGGTACTCCTGGGACAGCGCCATATTATTATCGATGGAATCCTGGTACAACTCGTCCATGCGTGCCATAGCGGCGGCGCGCTTTTTTTCCGCTGCGTCTATTTGGAGCTGTGCCTTTGTCAGTTCAACACTGTTTTTGGCCTGCTCCACCAAGACCTCATTGTACTGCTCGGCGAGCTGGTTCATGTACTCCTGGTATGCCTGAGCTTCTGCATTTTCCCGCCATGCCTGCGTGTTGGCGCGGAGAGCGGCGGTACCGCCTTGAATCGTACCGTTCTGGATGTCAATCAGATCGGAGAGCTCTGGTATCAGTTGGCACAGCAACGACAAGGTATTTCGATACTGCTCCTGCTCCTCATTGGAGAGCTGGGTATAATCCCCCATCTCCTCCAGCTTTGCAATATACTGGTCAGCGACATCGGCAGTCGCTACGGTTTGTGCAGCCGTATTCTCAAACGTTTCCCCCGCCTCGTCCATGGCATCCCGCATCCCCTGGGCCGCCTGGGTCAGCTCGTCCACAGAGGGGACGGCGTCATTGTCGGCGGCGGTGGCAAGGGCAGCGATGGCGGCGGTCACGCCAGCCACGGCCGCGGCTACGCCCATGATGATGTTCACGCCCGGAATGGCTGCGGTGAGCATGGCGGACGCAGCAGCAGCTACCTTTGCGCCGACAGTGTACGCGGCAAGGGCCGCTACTACCACGCCGAGCACGCCCGCGAAGGCTGTAATGGCATTCACCAGCGCCGGATTCTGCTTGATGAACTGTGCAACGCCGTTGAGAACATCCGTGCCGACGGAGTACGCCTCCCGCAGAGCGGGGGTATAGGCGTCGCCGATGGCCACCTTCAAGTTCTTATAGGCGTTCTGCATCATGGTGAGCTGGGATTGGGTAGTGGCGTACCGCTTGCTGGCCTCGTTGATCAGGGCGGTATTGGTATCCCACTCCTCGTTTGCCAAACTCACGGCGCCGCCCATCTGGCCGGCCGCGAGAGCAAGGCCTTTCAGCATATTGCTTTGGCGCACGCCGGTCAGGCCCAGGTCCTCCAGGACAAGCACGGTATTTTCGCCCTGCTCGTCCAGCTGGCCCAAACCGGAAATGAAGCTCTCCAGCGCGCTCATGGCGTCGCTTTCCCATGTTGCGGCGAACTCCGCGGAGGTCATGCCGGCGATCCGGGCAAATTCCGTCAGGGTTTCGTTCCCCTGGGCCACGGCGGTTTCGATGGCGTTCATGGTTTCCGTCATAGCGGTACCGCCAGCCTCCGCCTCAATGCCCACGGAGGACATTGCTGCGGATAGGGCCAGTATCTCGGATTCGCTCAAGCCGGCGAGCGTTCCGGCAGAGGCAAGGCGGGTAGCCATTGCCGTGATTTCCGATTCGGTCGTCGCAAAGTTGTTGCCCAGGGCCACGATGACGGAGCCGAGGCGGTCGTAGTTGTCGGCCGATGTTCCGGTAATATTGGCGAAGCGGGCCAGGGCGGTCGCGGCCTCGTCCGCGGTCATGTTGGTGGCCGTGCCCAGCATGGTCATGACCTCGGTGAAATCCAGCAGAGAGTCCTTCTGGATGCCCAGCTGACCGGCAGCCTCCGCCACGGCGGCGATCTCCTCTGTGGTGGCCGGGATCTCCGTGGACATCTCCTTGATGGCGTCCGACATGGCAGCCAGTTCATCGTCGGTAAGGTCTGTGGTCTTCGCTACGCCGGTAATGGCGCTCTCGAAGTCCATAGAGGCCTGGGCGCAGTCGGCAAAGTACTGATAGATCTCCTTGAGCGCCGTGGCGATGCCAGCGGCCACGATAGCCTCATGGACAGCCCCAAACGCCTGGCTCGCTTTATCGCCGAAGGTCATGGCTTTTTCCGCGGCTTCTTCCTGGTCCCTTTTCAGGGCCTCAATGCGGGTGGAGAGCCGGGCCGAGCTTTGGCCGAGGTCGTCCATGTCGACCCCGGCCTCCTGCAGTGCGTCTCCCATCTCGTCGAGCCTTTGGGTCTGCCTGTTCAGCGAAGCAGAGGTCTTGTCGATCTGCTGCTGCTTGGCGAGCAGCTTATTTTGCAGGTCGGCGGAGAACTCTCCCGTCTGCTCGATCTCTTTCTGGATATTCTCGTACTGCTGTTGCAACAGCTCCAGGCGCTTGCGCGTGGCCTCGACTGCGGCCTGCTGCTTCTGATAGGCGGCGATGTCAGATTGGGTCTTGGAGAGGGACTGTATCTCCTTCTGCATGGCCGTGATTTCTTCCTGGGCAGCCCGGAAGGTCTTGCTGTAACTGCTTCCCAGCTGGGCGTTCAGCTGGAATAGCATCTCATATTCTTTGCGGCTCGCCATAGTGTCCCTCCCTTCGAGCTACCGCCTGCGCCGAATCACGATCGGCCGTGCGGGCTGTTTCGGCCGCGCTTTCCTCTGCGCCTTCTGCTCCTCCACAAGCCGGTTGCTGGCCTTTATCCACTTCGTCAGGGACAGGAGGGGCAGAGATACCCAGTAGGATACGGGGGTGTTATTGTTTTGCGCCATCACAAGGCACTGCTTTCGGAGCCACGCGCCCCCGTCGCCGGTTACAGCTCCGATTTGAGCAAAAAAGTCCTCGCCCGCCCCCGAATGCGGCTGTAATCACTGATGGGCAAAGCCATGATGACGTCAGCGCCGACTCGGCGCTGCTTCCCATCCGAAGAGGTCAGCATGGTGGTGCAGGCCCTGGCGGCCACGCGGGTCAGGTACTGGCCCGAGAAGGTGGGGACGATGACGGGCTTATTCATGGCCTCCATCTCGTCCTCGATAGCCAGGCTGTCGTTGCCGGTCAGGCGGCCGAAATCGAAGGTGAGCTCGTCGAAGGTGCATCCCTCGAAGGTGACGGGCTTCTTGAACTTGTGCGTGTAAACGGAAACACTGTCCGGCGCGTCCTTGGCGGCCTGCTCTGCGGCCGCATACTCGGCGTCGTTCACCGCAGGGGGCTCGGCGGTGGAAAATGCATCCGACGGGATCTGGGGCATATCTTTGATGTCGATGCTCATAGGGAACTCCTTTCAAAATCAAGGCCCGGGGCAAGCGCCCCGGGCGTATGGCTGTTACTTTCCGAGGGCCTTGCGGACGTCGGCCAGATAGTCGGTGCCGTCGACATAGCAGATGAAGTTCAGCGGGTCAACCTCCCGCGTCCTCACACCGTCGATGTAGGTAGCCCAGTAGCGGACGGCATACTCGCCGGAGCCGTTGGTGGGGGCGGCCGGGGCAATGCTGCCGCCGGTGTCCGTCTTGGGGATAACCACCAGGATGTGCTTGATGTTCTGGACCTTCACCTCGCCGGCCACGGTGTCCTCGATCTGCTGCGCGGCGCGAAGGTCGATGTTGTGGCGGCGCGGCGCGGACAGGCGCACGCTCTGCTCGGTGGTGGTGCGGAAGTTGAGGCCGAGGGTCATGGCGTCGTAGTGGCCGAGGATGGGCACCTCCACGTTCCCCGCGATGCCGGCGCCAGAAAGGGTCTGAACGATGGCGGCCAGATTCGGAAGGGTAACGGAGGCCATGCCGACGTACTCAACGCTGTCCTCATAGACCGCAAAGTTGATTACGGATTCATCGAAGTTAGGCATAGTTCAGTCCTCCTTTTAGGCCTGGAGCGCGCTGGTGACGTAGCTGGTGTCGTACTCCAGGATGAAGTCGATCTCCTGCGCGGGAGAGGGCGGGGTCATGTAGATGTGGATCTTGACGATGCCAGCCATAAGGTCGGTCAGCGGGTTTTCGCTTTCCAGCATCTCCGCCCGGGCACCCAGGAGGTAGCCGGAGCCGACCAGCCCATTGAGCCAGATGTTGGCGGTGTCCATGATGGTGTCCAGCAGGCGGCGATTCATGGGCTTATCCAGCTTGGACCAGAAGGTGCGGATCAGGGTATTGCCGACCCAGCCGAACATCCGGGAAACCGGGATGAAATAGTCCTTGACGTCGGTGTTGCTGGGATAGCAGGCGGTATAGTTGCCCCAGGCGCACCAGCCGCCCATGAAGTTCAGCGCGGTCAGGATGCCGTTGTCGTTGAGGATGTTCGCCTGTGCCAAAGTCAGATTGACTTCGGTGCCATCCTCCAGGACCATCGCATCGCACTGGAAGCTCTTGTTGCTGGGGGACTCATAGGGGCAGCCGCCGTTGTCGGTGTCCACCTGGGCCATCAGGCCCGCCAGCTGCGTGCTCATGTGGAACTTGTAGTCCCCGAGCTTGAGCATGGGCCAGCAGGGAATCTCGTCCACATCGACGAAGTTCTTCCCGCTCTTCTCGGTGATGGCCACGGTATAGCTGGTGGCGCCGGAGGAGCTGGAGTCGATGTCGATCAGCGCCTTGGCCTGGAACATCCCGTTGATGCCGCCGGCCTTGGTCGCCATGACGGCGGCCACGACCGAGGACTGGGAGTGCCCGGGGGCGCAGATCAGGTCGGGCACGATGCCCAGCGTGGTCATGCACAGCTCAATGCTTTCCATCCCCGCAGCAACAGCGGTATCGTCCACAGACGCGGGCTTGACCTTGTTGTAGGCCACGTTGATCTGCGAAGCGGAATAGGCCTTGCCGTCGGCCAGCGCCTCAATGACAAGAAACTCCCCGTCGTAGTAGGTGCTGTAATCGGTGTCCTTGACGTAGGCATCGCCGGCGCCGCCCGCGGCCTTGACGACCAGATTGCTGTCGTCGATGGCCTCGATGGGCAGCTTGGCCTTATGGTCGGCCAGGGCCACATCGGATGCGGCCACTGCCTCCTTCATGTCCGCGGCATCAAGGACGTTGCAGAAGATGACCGGCTGGCAGCCGAACAGCTTGAAGTGGGAATACGCAAACTCACAGAGCGGATAGCTGGCCCAGTCGTCCGAGTAGCCCAGCTTCTCCACAGCCTCGGCCCAGCTGGTGCAGAGAGCAGGGATGCCGACAGCGGCGGGAGACGCCGCGCTCTGCACGGGGGCCGCGCCGACGACAAAGGGGACTCCGCTCTCGGCCACGACGGGGGTGCTGACGCTGGTCGCCTGCTGGGAGACGTTTACGCCATGATTTGCCATAGTGCTTCCTCCTTACTTTCTGCCGGAGGCCAGCTTCTTGTAGTTCACATTCAGCAGGTTTCCGGCGGTCTTGACTTTGATGCGATCCTCGGGGAGCGTGTCGCCGGTGACAATCAGCGAGGCGATCAGCGGGTATCGTTCCAGGGCCGGAGCCAACTCACTGAGCACATCAGCTTTGCCGCCCCGATAGACCGCGCCGGACTGGATTACTCCCCGGATGCTGGGGCCGAGGTAGACGCAAAACCCGGCGGCCTTGCCGTCGGGTTTCTTGGTTTTCTTGGGGGCCTTGGGCTCCTCCGCGTGCTCACCGGCGCGCTCGGCGGCGCTCTCGGCCGTTTCTTTCTTTACTACTGCCATTCTGCTACCTCTCTTTCCACGCCGGGGACACGCCAGGTGGTCGTCATCTCTCCGGCAAAATAGGGGGCGGTGTCATCGGGGTAGATGAAGGTCTCCAAGCCAGCCTCCAGGTCAAGCTGGTAGCGCCGCCCGATGACGACCTGTCTTAAAAGGCGGATGCGAAGCCGCTCCATGAGATTGAGCAGCATAAGGCCGCCCTCCTGCTCGTCGCCGCTGTAAACAGCGAAAATAGAACGCACCACGGCCACGCCGCGCTCTCGCTCGCCGGCCGGCTGGACGTCTCTGCTGGTGATCGCCTGGTGGATGATGTAGGGGGCCTTCTTTTTCGCGGATGTGCCATCCGGGAGCCGCATCAGGTAGACCTCCGCCGCCCGGTATTGCTGCCTCTCCTCGGCGCTCTGCACCCGAACCGGCATAATCAGGTCTTTAATCGCTTCCTCGGTGACGGCCTTCAGCTCCTCCAGGAGCATAACCCTATCCATCGGCTACCCTCCCCACCCGTTGAGCACCCGCATGATTTCGTGCTCAATGCGGCTCTCGTAGGTTTTTAGGATCTCCTCGTCCATCTTGTCGGTAGTCTCCTCGTGGGCGTAGAAGGCCTGGACGGCAGAGGGCCCGAACAGCTCCCGGATTGGAAAGCGCTCAGGGCCCTCTCGCTCGAATACGCCGGTGTGCCCGCCTACCTGGGTGACAAAGGCATTGTCCAGCGCCTCCTGGGCATTGGAGCGCAGCACGCGGGTATGCACCCGCCCATCCGAGCCGAACTTGGTGTCGAACTTAATCAGCGGGATTACGTTTCCACGGTAGCCGAAGGTGATGGAGTAGGCGCCGGCGGCATCCTTGATGACGGTGTTGATGTTCCTCGTCCGGGCTTTCAGCTCTCCTTGGGAAATGGCGTATTCCTCGGAAACGATCTTCATACCGACGGTGAGGCCGTGCCGCGCTGCCCGCTTCAGGGCGCTGCCGACGGCGCGGTAAACGCCGTCGGGAACTCCGGCCAGGAGCTTTGATACCCGCTCAAGGCTGCCGTCGATCTCGTCAATGGTAATGGCGTAGCTCATTCGTCGATCGCCTCCAGTTCCACCCGGAGCATACCCAGCTCACAGACCGAGGAGGCGACATAGAACTCCCGGAAGAAACCGCCTCCGCCCTCCTGGTCGTTGATTTTGATGCGCTGTCCTTTCTCTGGCTGGTTGCCGCCCAGGTCAGATAGCGCACAGTGCAGGACGGAGGATACCAGGTAGAGCCCCTGGAGGTGGTCGGACTGGAGCTGGCGTCGCTCCCGCTCCTTCAGGCCGGACAAGACGACGGGGATGTCCTGGTACTCCTCTCCGTCATAGCGAATGGTGCGTTTTTCGGCGAACTCATCCAGGTTGAGAAAGATGCTGTGGACGTCTTTGGCTACCATGTCCTTGAAGCCGCTCATTCCACCGGCCCCTCCGCCCCCAGGCTGGGCGGAGCCTCCTCGTAGCCCTCCCCACCGGAGATGGCATCCTCCAGGGGGATGTCAGTGATGGCCGCGATTAGCTGTGCCTTCGTCTTGAGCTTGGCCGTGTCGATACCCAGGCCTTCGGCCAGCTCCCGGAGCTTGGCGTTGGTGAGCTCTTTAAGCTGCTCGGGGTCAAGACGGGCAGCGCCCTCGCCCT